TGTAAGTAAGCTGATTGGAGTTCACCACGATATTTGAATTGTGAATACATCCCATAAGTAAACCCAGCCGCAGCACCTATTACACGACCATATTTCCCAAAGGCTGACCCTACTGTATAACCTTGTGTAGCGAAGGTTACAGGTGAAAGACCACTACGAACCTGAAGTGCAGCAGAAGGTTCACTAATACTATTAGCATACCATTCCATCATGGTAGCTGCTTGGTAGGCAGGCTGTAATATAGATAGTTTCATTGCCTCTTTCCAAGACAGAGCTGGTACAATAGCACTAGCTAAGTCTGCCTGGATAGCTGTAGACATGAGGCGCTGCTCTTGAAATAGCCCCACAAGTTCAGTTAGATCTTCTCGAGAAGAATTTAGGCCATCAATAGTTTCTTTATCTACACCCTGAGTACCAAGGTATCTAGTGAAGTCACTAATAGACATTCCCCTAGGTAACTCTAACTCTGGGATACCTCGAGTTTGCATCATGTCAGCAAGTTGCTTTGCTGAGTAGTTGCTGATAAATATAACTTGTGACTCAGCTGGTTTAGTTAGGTCTTCTAAAACGTCATCTATATCCTTATCACCTATATCAACTACTGAGAAGGTACGAGGCACATTGGCTGCTAGACTAGAAAATGCAGAGTCGAGTTGTTCAAGGAGTTCTGGAGATATAAGAGACCTTATGTATTCAGCGTCTTCACCTGTACCTATCAGAGTATTTATAGCATCTTCTATATCATCATACTCACCATTTACCCAGCCAGTTTGCATAGTGATAAGAGTCTGCCACATGAAGTTAGCCCGAGCAACTTTTACCCGTTGGGCATTAGTAGCCTCAACACCAGCTAGGAAAGTTTCATCCTGGGCTAAGAGATCATCATTAGTTGGTACAGACTGTACTGGGAAATCAGCAGCACCACTAGTGAATACGAAAGAGCTAAACTGCCTGTCTGCCATCGTACTACGGAAGTTGAACATATATTCTCTAAGGTTGTGGTCATCAATTGAAAGGTTCAAACTTTCGCGTTGGGCTTCCGTGTACCAAAATACTTCCATATCCTTGTACATTTCTGGTAAATTTGACTCAGCTTGGCGGACACTAGCTGTAAAGTTCTGTATGCCAGCTTCAGTTAGAGCTTCCAAGTTATCATCAGGAGCATGCCATCCTCCCCCTACTGCACGGGGAGAAATCTTTGGAATTCCTCTCCCTCTTACACCACCAGTTATAAGTGGCTCTGGGTGCAGAGGATTTGGGATCTGTCCAATAGATTGACTCCCTATTGGACCAGGTATAGTTTTAGGAATTAGCAGCTCAGAAGGAATAGAGGGTGGCTGATCTTCTTCACGACCCAACCTTAGACGCTTTGGAGCTAGCTTTTCTTCCAGAGGAGTCGGTTCAGCCATTATACAAATTCTCCAGTACTGATAGTCTGTGGGGCTACATTTGGTGAAGGAGGTGGTCCAGCTGGTCCAGTTGGTCCAGGCGGTTGGAAATCCTGTCCAGCACCTTGTTGTCTCAGCCTAGTAGCTTCTTGAGCATAGAGTTCCGAAGCACGTTCATTACCTGCTATTTTTTCTTCATTAGATCGAATTTCCAAAGCAATTATCAAATCTATACGCTGGGATGGTGGTGAGTTCAATGCCTTGTAAGCTTTGGATCGTTCTATTTCCTCTAGAGGATTATCAACTTCAGGCCATGATAATTCCATGAGAGTTTGTGGGGATAGAGTAAAATCAGGATTCATCATCTTGGAGAAGTTTGCTCTTGCTACAGCATCACCTGGGACTGACAAGTACTGAGATACTTTGAGAATAAGATTATCTGGCAAACCTATGGGTAATAAGTTTCCGAGTGGATCCTCACCCATGTTATTGACGGCCCGTAACCACATATTATCTATCTCACCTAGTAGAGTAGTGAGAGCATCACTATATGGTGTTAGCACATGCTGGGCTGCACCAGCTATTTGTGACATTTGTAGAGTAGAGATCTGCCCAGTTACATCACCAAAGATAGAGTGTGGGAAGGTGTCTCTCTGAAGCATCCCACTCATCATATGAAGTTGGGTACTTATCTCAACAGGAATGGGGATACCATCTATCATAGAGATATCAGAGTTTTCATCCATTCGGAACACACCACCACGTCGCTCAAGTTCCTCTTTGGTTACATCTACATTACCTCTAACCTTCCAACGAGCCTGAGCTGTGTCACGGAGTAGTTGTTGTAGATATGTAAGTTGGCGGTCCATGTTATGCCAGAGTTCTTCACTAACTCCTACAAAAGATTCACCCGCTGACTTAGTCCAATCTGAAGATAGAATCTCTCCTCTATCTGGTAGTCCTTTGGCAGGACCTGTAAATATCGGTATTTTGTCGAGATCTGTGAAGGCCATTGGCCGGCGCATAAATTCACCATCGGCCAGGACTGCATTGATAGCTCCGTCTCCAGTCCAGATCCAGTGGTCATACCATTGTACTGTGTCATTAGGATTATTGAACCAACCCTTCAACCGTTGCATAAGGCCAGTGTTGAGTGGGTCGAAGGACTCTACATTCCATCCATTATTCTGAGCCTTGATGAGAGATTGGTGCTTAGTTAGCCTGAAAGCATGTACTACCTCGATAGTTCCCATATCTGGGTCATACTCTGGAAAGACCTGAGCTGGGCTAATAATTTCTGCTTTGGTCTCATCAGGGTCAACCTTGACTGCATACCATCCAGTTGCAAGCATATGCTGAGACACCTCGGTAAGCCAAGCACGTCGTCCTCTAGACATATTTCGCTTGTTCTCAAGTTCCCACCATGCGTCCATTTGGACCGCTAGATCTGCAAGTGGACGGTCAAACTCGCTACTTACCGGGAACAGGGACTCCCCATGACGAAGGAAGGACCTACTAAGAATATGAGTTGCAAGGTTGAATGAAGTTCGCGGGTCATTGGCTACAACTGATTCTAAACCTGGCTTCTTGAGTTTATCCTCAAGCAACAAAATATTGTACCAGTCTTTCATCTTAGCATTACGAGCATTCCAGTTACCTGCAATAGTCTGGGCTCGTCTAGTCCACCAAGTAGAATTAGTAACTGAATCCATTGAACCAAATACTAGAGGCACTCCATCAGACGGCTGAAACGGAGTTCTACTAAACCCCGATGGAGTTTTTGATCCTAATCCTTGTTGTGTCTCAACCATCTAATCCCACCCCGCTGTGGCGCCTACGAATCCTCGGGCACCCTTGTAAACATCTCGACTAGCTATGGCGATAGCTGCACCATCATGGAGGTCGTCAGCTCCCATAGACTGAGCTATCTTATCACCTCGGGCATTACTAACCCACCTGATATTACGGAATTGACTTACTGTCCGTATATCTCGGCAGATCATATGTTCCATTAGTTCTTGGACTTGAGAGATCATAAAAGGTTTGGTCTTATTGGAGGTTATCCAACCAATTGTACGAGTGCGACGCCCGCTGGCGATCTCAACTCTGTGGTAGAGTCTAGGGTAACCCCTAACTCCGGAAAGGACCGCCATTCCATGTCCGTTTCCCTCGACCGATATTGAAGCGGTGTTGTAGAAACGGCCAATAGCTTTGGCCTGGTCTGCGGTTTCGTCAGGTTCGATAAGGCCAGAGCACCTTGCGACAAAGATAGGTCGCTCAATATCAAGTTCTGCATCGTACTCAAACCTCCAAACTGATATACAAGTTTCAGTATGCTTACCTTGGCCTGGGTCTACTCCGATTTGGTAGTCGTATTGTTCTTGTGGTTCTTCCCATATGAGAGTTTTGGTAGCAGGGAATCCTGGAAGTAAACTTTTGGACGAGGGCGCCTCAATACAATCACGAGCCATCCTATCAACCTCTTCGGGATCATAGACCATGTCTCCTGCTATTAGGAAGCAAGTTATTTCATCCTCGGGAAATTCCTGTGGGAATAGTGATATTGTATCACCACGTCTCTTTAGTGCTGCCATCTCAGCGTTCTTATAACGACGCCATCTTATTTGATCTGTGGTTGAACCATCTCTTAGAAGTTGTATCTCAATATCAGTGAGGAGATTCAGTTCTTCTTGACGGTCAGATGGGAGAGCAAGAGGAGATTCAGAGTATAAGAAATATTCTGGGTGCTGCATCCAGTGATAGAAGTGTGATTGCCAGTTAGAGTCGGGAGACTTTCCTTCATAGTAAAGATCATGGAAGTCATTATCCTCACCATTGGGAGTAGATAGAACCATCACCCGGCCCTGAGGTGGTACTCGTTGCAAGGTGGGCACCATAATCTTAGCAGTGTCCGGCCAAAAAGCATATTCATCTGCGAGGAAGTTATGTATAGCATCGCCCCTCCCGAAAGTGAAGGCTCTAGCTGATCCGATATAGAACACAGAGTGAATATCAGGGAAGGATTTTTCATGTGCTCCGCGGTGAGCCATGGGTGGTTTGAATTCCTCTGGTATGGAATCATAAAAAGCTTGAGCCTTAGTGAGTAGACGTTGGGTAATGAACTCTTCGTGAGCGACAATTACTGAAGTTGTGCCAGGGGTAAAGATAGTATCTACTAGCATATCGCAAATCAAATAACTGGAAGCACCCACTTGGGACGGCTTGAGCATTACATGCCTGCCGCCCCTCTCCGTAATGTAAGAGCTCATATCCGACTGAATAGGATTCAGCGAGAAAGGACCAGGTGTCCTGTTCTTGTCGTTGATGGTTATCCAAGATTCAATAAACTCTCTTCTATTACGGACCATATGTTCCATATAGAGTTGGATCTGAGTATTAGAAAGTCCTTCCATCTTCAAGTCAGATCGAGATTCTGTTGGAGCTGGTGGTACGAACTTAGAATCGACCACCCTTAGGGCCTCGCCTGTTTCCCACTAGTTTCCTGGTTACTGTGGCCTTGCGAGCGTTCCCCCTGCGAGCTGACTTCTGACGTATGGTTACTCTGCGGCCTCTCTTGGTCGGCATTAGTTACCTCTATTGCTTGGTGTGGGTCGAACATTGGTCCAAACGAAGGGCTGTCTTTGGCGACAGCGTTTATAGCCTGCATAATGAGAGTACGATTGCCATGTAATTCTGATTCTGTACCCTTCATGTAGGCGGTGATCGCAGTAAGTGCAGCGGGGGTGTACTGAGCCCGAATAGTACGCAAGTACCGATGGTCCTCAACTGAGAGGTTTTCAGGTTCAGATACTGCCTTCTGTAGCACAGTGCCATCATACTGCATGGTGAGCCGCCAATTACGCATGTAGTCAGCGTAGGCGAAGTCACGTCCAACTTTTTCTCTGAATTCGTTGAGTCCTTGATTATCTAACTCCTGGAACTCTTTGTCATTAGCGTACCATGAATATAGCGTGCGGTCCGATCGAGATACTAAGTCCAGCGCTTCCCGTTTATTGAATCCTGCTCCTCTGTACCCCATATAGGCAGTTTTTGCCGAGGAGTCCTGCCAGTAGGGTGAAACGGATTCTACGACAGCGGTCGCTTCTTCGGTCATTTGGGTATCTGGTTCAGGAGTCAGGGACCCTATAACCTGGGAAGCAGCTGGTGGAGCGGCCGGTGGGTAATCCACAGGTAATCCTTATAATCAGTGTATATTGGTATACATCAAGACTATCATAGGTGGTTGTGTATGTCAATATTGTCCCTCAATATATAACAGGTATGTCTGACCTAGTTGACAAAGTTGAACCATTGTGTTATAC